CGATCTCCGCGGCCATGATGTCCAGGGAGGACTTGGCTTGTTCTGCACGGCGTGCGTGCTCCTGGCTGGCCTCTGAGATGCCTTTGGCTATGAGCCTCAAGGCCGAGATCTCTTCTCTCTGCTGGGTGAGTATCTTCCCGTCCTGGAACTGCGCGGCACGGAATGCCTTGATCTCTTCCTCCTCTCCGAGCTCTTTCCGGAGGAATTCGGCGTCGGGGAGAACAACAGTTGCCCTGGCACCCGCGGCCTTCGTCGTCAGGAAGACTCTCGGTCCGTCTCGTTCAATGTCAAGACTATCTCCGTACTCACATTCAATGCGTGTCATGTGCTATCCCATTCCCTATCTGGTTGCGGTTTCGGTTTCATCGGTATCTCCGGTAGAGATCGATCAGTTTGCCCGAGTAGACGACAAGGGCCATGCCAATCACGACCGCGCCGGCGTGTGTGAAGAAGAGGATCATTTCCAGGGCCCGCAGATGCTGCCGTGAGATTGGAATGTCTCGGCGAAGACGTCGCTACAATCTGCATGTCCGGGGACATAGATCAGGGCATTCGCGTGCGTCGGGCTGCGATTCGAGGATCCATCCGGGTTGTCGAACGCGATGCGCTTATCGAAGATGCAGAAGGGGAAGGAGGTCGCGTGACGGCACGTCCGAAGGCCTTCGATGTTGAAGAGCAGGAAGAGGGCGTGATTGATATGTCCGCGGGTCCGCTCCTCGAGCAGATGATCCCAGAACAAGGCAGTGCGGCTTGGGTCCTTCGGCGCGGGGCCGGTCTTGCCGCCGGGGGGATTGCACCAGACGTTCTGCGGGTACTCCGGGGAACCCCAGATCTGCGCGATGCCATGATGATCGCGTTCCACGAGATCATTGTTCTGCGGCGCACCGTAGAGGTAAGTCGCCTTGACCCGAAGGTTCGCCTCGGCGGTCGATGCCGGATCCAAGTCGATGGTTCCGAGCACATCCCGTGCCGCCTCGATCAGCCAGACGGGGGTCATCCACGCGTCGTTCTTCGAGGAATGTTGTGCAATCACGGCATCTCCGGAATCTTGATGTTCAGCTTCGTGAATAGGTACATCTCGATGAGCGCAAGCCGCTCCTGTAGTTCGTTGCAGCGACGCCGGGTCTGCTGAAGCTCGTCCTCGAACTGAAGAGTCAACTGCGTGGACGGTGTGATTGATAGACGTTTCATGGGGTCCTTTGCCAACCGGTCTTGTAAGAATCTCCCCCATCTGCAACCGGCCGATGATCAGGCCCGGGGCGGCCCTGCAAGAATGCGTAATCCGTAAACCCGTGCATTCCCTGGGATTTCCACCCGAGACGGGATAGACACGCCCTCAGCTCATCTCCGATGAGACGTTCTGTCAGATACCCTCCGGACCATTCAACCCAGATCTCAAGCCACCCTACAGTACAGGCTCGTCGGACCTCTACGTGGGTGACCCCCACGACGGCAGCCAGAACGAAATACACCTCGGGAAAGATGGGAGTCTCGTGATAGGCCGCATCTCCAGGACCAAGGCCCGCCGGGGAAAGGATGATGCCTCCAACCTTGATCTGCACGTGCTTCGGATCATACGTCTTGACAGTGCCGCCGAATCGCTTCTGGCACGAGGTGCACTTACGATCCTTGTCTGCTGGCTTTCCGCAGTAATAGCACTTCATCTCTTTCCTTTCACCAGCCGGCCCCGGCGAGGGACCGGGGGCATCTCCGGGCGGGGCGGCAGGGGCTTGCTCTTCCAGATGACGCGGATCACTCGGACACCGGCTCGAACATCTGAAGGCAGATTCCGTCCCACGTGTGAAGCTCGATCGTCTCTCCCGTAGCGTTGGCTTCGAATTGCAAGTGCGTACGCATCGCGCGGCGACAATCGGGGCTGGACTCGAACTCGGCAGAAACGGCGAGGGACATCGTGTTCGTTTTCATAGATCAGAAGGTAACACTCCCTTCCGGATTGTCAACGCCCAAAGAGAGAAGCCATCGCAGCCTCAGCCCAATTCTGGTTAGAACGCATATAATTCAGTGCTTGCGTCGTCGTGTCCACGGTGTCGTCGTTCGCGCCCGCGGGGAAGGAAAGCATCTCTGCCTGGTGATGCACGATCCACGGCGCGCGCTCCGGCGATGGGTGGAAGACATTCCTTGCCTCGAAGATTCCAGTGCAGCCGTTCGCCCTGCTGACCTTGCCTCCCTCTGGCTTCACGCGGACGAGGTTCGTGATGATCGTGCTGTCCCCCTCGATCTCAATCCCCTGCTCGATGGCATCGCACGCTGCAGACCCATTAGCAGCCTCCTCGACGAGGACGACCCTGGCCTGGGGCCACGCCGCCGAAAGGTCCCTGATGGCCTTCACCGTGGCAGTGAAGCCCCATTGCCCCCGGACCTGATCGAGGAGAAAGTACTTCACCCCCGCGCGGCCCCAAGCTTGCCCGACGACGAAGTCCGAAGTCTTGGATCCCTTGAAGGTGCAGTCGAAGGACAGAACGATCTCATCGAAGTCCGTAGGGAGCTCGTCCGCAGTCTGGAACCAATCGGCACGGAAGATGGCGCCGCCGGCGGGCGCCGGGCGTTGCTGAAGCTGGGCGGCCGCGGCCATCGGACCTAGGTCGAGCTCGAGCGCACGGACAGTCTCATCGGGGAAACGCTCGGGCCAGAGAAGCTCTCCCTCGATCGTCCGTGGGTCCGAGCCGAAAGGAGTCACGCAAGGGAACGCGGACTCGTACCTCATCGGCAGACGGAGGTGCACCCAATCCTCGTGCGCATTGTTCGCAAGGACATGTCCGACCAGATCTCTCTCGTGCAGGCGCTGCATGATGATGACCTTGACGCCCTTCGTTGGGTTCCGGAAACGGGTCGCGAGAGTGCCGCCCCACCAAGTGATCACGCCGTCGAGCGCCTTTGCGCTGTCCCATTGCTTCGGCTTCAGGGGGTCATCGACCGCGAGGCAATCGGCGTGCCGACCGCAAGCCTTACCCTGCACCGACGTCGAGAACCGGAACCCCATATGGTTATTGCTGAAGTCGCTAAGGGCCACGGAGTTTGGGAGCTTGAATCGATTCCCCCATCGCGCCTGAAACCATGCGGATTGCATGATGTCGAACAGCTTGCCGGCGTCTCGGCGGGTCAGCCCCGCGTCGAAGGACGAGTTCAGAGAGCGATACCCGGGCTCGCGGATCCAGATCCACGCCGGGAAGAAGACGCTCACGAGGAGGCTCTTCATGCAGCCCGGCGGGACGTTGATGATCAGCCGCTTGCAGTCCCCCCGGTGCAGCGCCTCGAGGTGCAAGCAGATAAGTTCGATGTGCCAATTCTCGATGAAGTCCGCACCGGGCTCGACGATATGCCATGCCATCCGAACGAAGTCGTAGAACGATCCTCGAAGCCCGATCTCTCTTTCTAGGTCGACGAGAAGGTTCGCCATTCTTCCTTGCGTTTCTTCCAGCAGGGGGTGCATTCATGCCCGGCAAGGATCGGCACCCAGCCGAGCGACTGACAGCCGACGCAGGGCACCTCGTGATAGAGCTCCCCGTCCCGGATCATCTGCCGAGGTTTCATCTCATCTTTTCCTTGAACCATTCGACGAGGTCCGACACTTCATCGACCCGCAGCCAGGCCTTCTCTGCTACTTCCTCGTGGGACCAGCCTTCGGCCGACAAGGACAAGGCCTCGCGCTCGCGGGGGGAGAGTTCGGCCAGGGAGTCCGTGAACTCCTTCTCCAGGGCCGCACGCTCGGGGGACGCCGCGGGGTCGGTGAGGAGCTGTCCGAAGGCAAGGCGAACGGGGTGAAGGACGTGCCGGCAATGCATGCGCGTGCCTCCCTCGATGGGGACGCAATGAGGGATCCGCCGCCAGTTCTCGATCTTGTTCGGAGGCAATCCGAGGTCTTCCCCCGTAGCTTCTCTCCCATGCTGCGCGCGGAACGCATCGAGGGCACGGACGATCGGCGCCGGCATTCCTTCCTGGCGCGCGCGGTGGACGACATCATTCTTCGAGATAACGAGCTGGATCTCCCGGAGCGCCCAAAGGCGGGCATACCGAGTGAAGCATGCACCCGGATTCACGGCGCCCTTCGGCTTGCGCCAGCGACTGATCGCGACAAGGAGTCCCATGCGGCCGGCTTGCTGAAGGTCCTCGAAGTCCCGGAGGTTCGCGGGGAGGAATTTCTTCCTGTTGAACTTCTCGCAGATGCCCTTGATCAAGGGCTCGTACTGCTGAATGATCTGCGCCCGGATCATCTCCGCGGCCTTGCCTTTCGGGGGCAAGCGCTTCAGGCGATAGAGGAGGGCGGCTACGTCAAAGGGGGGTTTCATCGTTGGACAATCGGGTAGAACTTCGAGGAGAACTCGCACGCGCGGCCGCGGCGGTCGACGGTGAACGTCAGGATCGATCCGCCGACATCCCACGGACCGGTGATGCGATTGGCGAACTCGTAGCGCTTCATCTGAAAGGTACCCCCGGCGGCGCAGTAGATGTCTTCGGCGGCGGCGTGGAAGGCCGCATAATGATGAAGATGCCCTGACAGGATCAGGTCCGTCGGGACGTCGAGCTTCTCCGCCTTGTTATTCAGCATGCGGCGGATGGCATTCGTCGTGGACGCCGCGCCCATGGGGTGCCAGAGATGCGTGCGCGCGCCGTGGAGGACCGCATTGCCGATGCACGTACCGGCGTGATGCCAATCGATGCCCTCGGCCTGCATGCGTTCCTCCGTGAGCCGACCGATGTCGGAGCCGATGGCATGGCTGGAGTAGCCATCGTGATTGCCCGAGATGGCCGCGATCGAGAAAGGACATCCAATCTTGACGACGCGCTTCCAGATCTGAACGCCTTCGTCGATCTGCTCGTCTGCGCCGGTAACGCGCTGCTCTGGAACGAGGAGCGGCTTGACGCCGTCGGTGTTGTCCCCGGTGGCTGCGACGACTCGGCACCCTTCGCTCCACGCAAAGCGGAGGAAGTCGATCTGCCCTTGCTTGCTCGAATGCTTCGATCCCCAATGCGGGTCCGTGTAGTGCGCGATCTTGTAGCGCCCGGGCTTGGCCGTGCCGAGCGTGATCGTCGGGCCCGTGGTGACCGGCAGCTTCGTGAAGACGTTCTGTCCGACGATGTGGACGTGAAAGCCTTGCTCTTGCGCGGTCTTGATTGCTGCACGCAGCTCCCGTTCCGAGCAGACGAGCTTGAGGGTAAGCCAGCCGATCGACCGTGCGATGCGACTAGTATGGTGGATGATGTCGAAGATCATTCGATGCCTACGATCGCGTTCAGGACGTTGCGGTAGTCGTCGCAGCGCGTGACATACGGATGGGTCTCCCCTTGATTCCAGGGACGGTCGAGGAGGAGAGCATCTCCGTCGTTGTTCTCCGCCCATTGGTTCACGGTCTGGAGGTTATCCTCGATCAGGAAGTCAGCCGCGACGCGCGGCTTGTTCTTCCCCGAGCAGAAGATCACGTCCGAGATCCCGATGTCCTTCAGCCAGGCTTTGCGTTCGTTCAGCCAGAACTCCGACTCGAGGGGCGCGGTCAGGGCGATGACCTCTCCGAGGCCTTTCAGCTCCCGGACGAATTCCGCGGCGGCGCCGTAATTCAGGATCGAGGCGCACCATCCGTACGTCTTCATCGCCATGTCGAGGACGCGCATGTCCTGCGCGGACAGTGTCTCTTTCAGATCCCAGGACTTGAAGTCCTGGGGGGCGTAGCGCTCTCCCGTCACGAGGACGATCGTGCGGCACGCACGCGCAATGAAATTCGCGATGACGCCATCGACGTCGAGCAGAATCGTGGGCTTACTCATCTTCGGAATCCTCGAGCCAGGGGGTTAGGGCCTGCACGATGGTCTCTTCGACCTCGGCATAGCGCTTGATCTTGAACACGTCACGCAGGGCGAAAGCAAGGCCGGAATGGTAGATCATGCAGTGCACGGACTCGTGCCGCACGACGGCGGGGATCAGGTCCGGGGGCGTGCCCTCGAGCACGTAGATCTTCCCGAACCAGGGCATGGCACATCCGGAGTTGAACCCGTCCTTCTCCTTGAGGTCAGGCACTTCTTTCTTCGAGGCCAGCCAGACCTCGTGGACGATGTCGCAGATCCGTTTCTTGCCGATGAGCTTCATCGGGAGTAGTCCGAGAGCGCAATCTCTGCTTCGATGCGTCGACGTATCCCCATCTCCGCAGCAAGAATTGCGCCTGCGAATTCCAGGATGACCCCTATCAATGTCCACCATCCCCCGCCGAAGAAGAGACCCCCGAGGAAAAAGAATGCGGCAATGACACAACCATTGGCACGGTTCTCCCACTTTTCGGCGGCGGCTTTCAGGGCCCACGGGCACTTCACGGTGCCCTCCCCGCGTCCAATCGGATCGCCTTCTCCGCGAGCGCGCTTTCGAGCTGTCCGATGCTGATCACGCCGGCCTTGATCTCCGAATGAAAGAACCCCGTGACCGCAAAGAGCGCCAGGGCGACCAGGACGACGACCGGATCGAATCCGAGCCCCGTGGACACGCCGAGAGCAAAGGCGCCGGCAATGGCCGCCAGGTCCCGAAGGAGGAACTTCTTCGCTACGTCCTCTTCATGCTTCTCGATGTCGAGAAGCAGCTCATTCACTGTCGCCATTATCTGTTCCCGTCGTGGCCATCTCGGCCCGGTCCCGTAGCTGGTACACCCCATCTTGCAGGACAACCTTGCCCTGAAGAATCAGCTCCTCGAGAGCCACTTGGTAGGCCTCGGGCATCGTGACGATTCGTATCCTCATGGCCGCACCGGATCGATTCCGTGCTTGATGGCCAGAATAAAAAGCGAGCAGCATGCCATGTGAGCAAGGTGAGGCAGACCCGACTCCGTGTCGTTGACCTCGCCCGAGCGCCATGCCTCGTAGTGCCGGAACATGGCCGCCTCGTAGCGCTCAACCTCGATGCCTTGCCAGTTGTTTGGCTCGTACTTCGCCGCGCCGAAGGTCATGACCTGCACGACGAGCTTCACGGCACGGAAGGGAAGCAGGTCCCATCGAAGCTTTCCCGTGTCGAACTTCCGCGCGCCGGCGGGGACGGGGTGCTTCTCTCCGTCGTAGAAGGCATTGCGCAAAGCAGAGACTGCTTCTGGGTGCCGATACTGATGCCCGGAGCAGTAGCCATGTTTCTCCTCCGATATGCCGCATAGAGCTACTTGGCAGATTCCTTCGTTCATGGGATGATCCTTGCACAAGTGCCGAGCGGCGTCAAGAAGGATCTCGCACGAACCGAAAAGGCATCGAGCACCCGTCATCGACGAGCACGCCCGTACCGCGGTACCAATTCCGATCGAAGCGGAACGCCAGAAAGCGCACATCATCGCCGCCGAAGGACACCCCGGTCACGACGTCGCACTTATTCTTGCTCGTCTCCTGGCTGACCGACTCGGCCTCGCTCCCAGAGAAGTCGAACTCTCCGGACTCGAAGACGAAGTGAAACGGTGAGTGGTAACGTTGCGCGGTCTCGATGCACTTCTTCGAGGGATTTTCCGGGGCACGGAGGAAGGCGACGTACTCGATGTACCCGGCCGGTGGGGAGCACTGGGGGGTTGCGGCGGAGGCCGACGTGCCAAGGAGGATGATCAGGAGAAGGAGAATGATTGCTGTCTTCACTTGCCCGCCTCGTGCACCATTCCGGCAGTCATGATGCCACATGACGCCAACGCGCAAGACCCACATGCCGCGAAGGGAAGAAGTAGAATGACGAGGACAACGAGCTTGAGGCAGATCGAGAGAGACTTGTTCATGCCTCAGAGTGGCACGGATGGTGTCGCCCTGCAAGCCATTCTTCTACGTTCTTTGCGCCCTTGCTCGAATTGCACGATCCGCACGCCGGAACCAAGTTGTCGATCATGTGTGCGCCACCGCGGGAGATGGGTACGACATGGTCCAGGCATCAGTTTTGGCAAGGAACTTCTCCCGATTCGCTTTTCGCAGGACCTCGGCCTTGGCCCGATACTTCTCGGGATTCGCCAGATATCGGGCCGCATGGTAGCAAGCCCCACACATCCCCTTGGCTCTATGCTTACGCTCCGGATGTCCGCATTCATTGCCCCGCGCCATCACGCACGTCCCTCGAGCGCCGCGTCTTCCAGACACGGCTTGCAGCAGAAGGTCGACACTATGTTCGGAGGATCTCCCTTCGCCCAGACGCAGCGGAGGCAGCATTCCCGCGAACAGCGCGGGCACGGTTTCTGTTGCTGCCAATCGAGCATCTCTCTTCCGCAGCCTTGACAATGTTTCATTTAGGCTCCCAGGGGATCAATCGTCCGTTCGCGTCAAACGCCGGTTCTGCTTTCTTGTGCCAAGCGTGCATCAACAGCACTTCGATCTCCCCGAAGGGTACGTCCGGTACGAGCTCGTTCGCACCGATCCTCATGAGCCGGGCCAGCTCATATGCGGCTTCGTGCTGCATTGGCCCCCGGGGGATCTCCACCAGGAACTCGTCGTACACCACGGCCACGATCCGGGAGCCGTACAGGGGAGAGGCCTGGTCGACGTAACATGCCTTCATGATCATCCACGCCGCACGCTTCGTGCAGTCGCTGCCGGGGCCCTGGAACCACGTGTTGCACCACGCCGTGTAGTTCGCTCCTCCCCGGGAACGCTTCGATCGAGGGAGGTCCACGGTGCCGGACCCCGTGCGACACGCATCCCCAGCAGCGCGGAAGAGCTCGACCATCTCCGGGAACGTCGCCTTCCAGAGCTTCGTGTACGCTACGACCATCTTCAGGTCGACGTCGATGCCGTTGTTGGCAAGGTACTTGACGAACTTCTTATCCCCCATGCCCCCGGGCTTGCCGAAGTTGAAGACCTTCGCGATCTTGCGGGGAAGCCATCCCTTGTCCTTCGCGCGTTCGACCGCCTCCTCGTAGGAGATCTCCTCGAGGTTCGCCGCGAAGGCCGTGTGAGGATCGATGCCAGAGTTCAACATCTCCGCCAGCTTCGAGAACCCGAAGAGGTCTAGGCAGGATTGTCCCAGGGTGTGCAGCTCGAGCGCCGGATAGTCCGCTTGCGCGATGTCCCAGCCATCCCGGGCCACGAAGCACGGACGGACCGAGAGCTCGTCCCCGTTATCCGTCTCGATCGTCATGCCGCGCAGATTGTAAATGTTCGGCCCACTGGACGTCTCCCTGCCCGTTGCTGCGAGGCCGATGCGGCTCTGCACCGGGACGACCGCGCCCGCGAGGAGCATCGGGATATCCTTGGACAGAATATTACCGTAGGACGTGATCAGCGCATAGTCGGCCATGATGGGGTCATCCGCAGCCGCGCACGCGTCGGCATCCAGACAGACTTGCCCCTCGGGGAACTTCTTTGATGGGGGCGTCATGCGGACCTCGATACCCTCCTCGGCGCACGCGGAGATCATGGCCGCGGCCGCGGCTTTCAGATCCCTAGTCCCGTCCTTGCGCACGATACCGACCACCTGCAACCGCTCCTGTACCTGGACATGCGCGTGCACGGTGGCCGCCCGGAGTCGCTCGACCGCGACGGGATCTGTCTTGAGCCCTCGACAGCTCTGGAGATGCGCGCGGAACGCGGCACGGCATTGCTCCCACTGATTCTCGAGGTACTTCTCGTGGGCAAGCTGGCACTCATAGACCTCCAAGGCGGCCACGGCGTCCTCGATCGGGTACTCGATGCAGCGCTCGACCGGCGCCGTTAGCATCTCTTTCAGGTCGGCGTAGCGTTGCTTGACCTCGGAGTTGTCCGGATCGAGAAGCAGATTGTGCTCTGCGAGTCCGAACTCGGGCCGGTACTTGTCCTGCACCTCGCGTGCGTGCTCGACCCAATGCTGAATCGGAACATCGCGGAACTCGGCATAGAACATGCGCCAGCCATCCTTGACCAGCGTCCGTTTCGAGAACCGTCGGGCGAGATCTGCCAACGAGTACTTTGGCTTGTACCACTTGCCCGACTTGTCCAGCCATCCCGCGTAGAGTCCGCCCGCGATGTCGAGGAGCTTGGCACGAATCATCGTGTCCGTCACGCGGTTCTGATCGTAGGCGCGCACGACGAGCGGCAAGAGCTTCGGCCACTCGGCGCAGATGACGGCCATGTCGAAGGCGATGTTCTGCCCGACGAGGATGCACTCGGACTCCAGCCATTGGGTCAGGATCGGAAGGGCCGTCGAGTGGTGAGCGATCTGTCCCACGGAGAGCTCGTACAGCGCGCGGTCCCTCTGGATGGCCGACTGCCATGTCACGCAAGTGATCGGTGGGGCGAGTAGCCCCGGAGCAATCAGGGCAGTTTCAGTGTCATAGGAAACAACGGAAGTCACTTGAGCACCCAGCCCTTCGAGAAGCAGTATGCCATCCACCAGGGACGATCGAAGAGGTAATCCGCCTTCGCACAACGCCCTTCGATCTCGCGGAAGGTTCGACGGATCTTCTGTCGTCCTCGGTGGTAGAATTCCCCTCGAATGATCTGCACCCCAGAATTGACGCGCTGGGCGGCCTTCGTCTTGGCGAAGGGATGTTTCGTATGTTTGCTCATGACTTTCCGTGTTGTGCTCTCTGCTTGTCCGTGAGTCCGTCCGGCCCGCGAAGGGCTCGTTCCTTGGGCACCCAACGCGCACGGCGCGCCGCTCTTTTCTTCTCCGCTTGGGTCTCACTCTGGCTCGCCCAGCGGATCCGGTCAAGCTCCCGGCGATGCTCTTGGTATGCGGGCTCGGTGCGCTTCTCTTTCGCGCGTGTCTTTACCTCGGGCCGATTGCGGTATTCTCGGCGCCGCTCGAGGGAGTAAGGAAGGTTCTGCCGGAACCGACGGGTCGCGAGGTTCGTCTCCCGCCAAGGCGTGTCCCGTGCCAATGCCTCTTTAGCGATCTCTCGCTGGGCGATGTAGTCCACCGATCTAGCATAGAGTTGTCCGTAGCCGAGTTCCTCGAGTGCCTCATTCAGATCCAGCAAGGATGCTCCTGGAGACCTTCAAGAGGAGCTGCGCCTGATCCACGGATCGCGTTTCGGCGAAGGTCACCAACGAGGCAGCGATCTTGGTCCGTTCCCATTGGATCGCTTCCTTGAGGACGATCTGTCGCTCCTCCGAGACGGAATCCCGACCTGCGCGGAAGGCGCCGATGACGAGCGCTTCGAGGTCGACCTCTTGTTTCTGGCAGCGGAAAAGGGCGTCCTCCCCTTCGGGAGAGGAGAGGAATCGGGAGAGGTAGTGGCTCTCGACCGTAGGGCTCACGGAAGCCTCGCGATCGTGCGGTCCAGGAGATCGTGGATGTCCTGGAAGCCCGTGACGGTATCATTGATGTCCGACAGCATCTGTTGCCTTGCCGTCTTTCGCATGAGATCCGAGATACGATCGGAGGCAACAGGATGCACTCCCTTTGCGCGTCCAATGGCGCCCAGGACGCACCAGCGCACGGCCTTGGGAGACAGCGGGTGCACCCTCTGCAGCTCTTTGTCTCGTGCGTAGGCCCCGGTGCAGAACTTGTCCGGGGTGGCAATGAGTGCTTTCGCTTCAATCAGAATCTCTTTATCGGTCTTCATCCTCGATCCTTTCCGTTCCGAACATATCCAATTCCGAAGCACTTTGAGCATGGCGAGACATCCCATGAAGGGCATTCCGTGCACGCATCGATCATCCGCGCCTTACCTCCGACGGCCTCGGCCACGAACCGTGCCCCGGCCTTGCGGGTCACGATGACCTTGGCCACACCGGCGGGGCGTGATGCGCGCTCGGCAGAGATGAGCGCGAAGTCCAACGTCTCGGTTCCCTCGAGGAGCGTCTGGAGTCCGCCGTAGTCATGCCGCACAAGGAGGAAGTTACTCATCGGGATCTCCTAGGTAGGACCGGTTAATCGGCGTCCAGACCATCGCGAAGATGGCATCGGAGAGCTTCCCCTTGAGCGTGTGCGTCGTATCGTACCAGCGCACCGGCACGCCCATCTTCTTGCAGTACGAGCGCCAGCGAAGCCACTCGCTCACTTGGACACCTTGGCACGGTACCAGTCGCGGGCGGCGTTCGGCGTCTCCGTCGGCCGGTTCGTGCGGCGAATGCCCTCTTCGAGACTCTCGAAGATCTTGTCCGTAGCGGCCGAGGATAGGTCCTCTTGATACTGAGACCAGTCGCTCATACGATCCGCTTCGTCGATCCACCGCCAGAGCATATTCCGGAGATTATTGAGATGCTCGTCGCTGAGCTCGGATAGGGCTTCTTCCGTGCCATTGGCCTTGCGCCAATATCCTTTTCGTGTCTTGCAGTATTCCAGTCGTGTCATAATCCTTTTCCTTTCAATAGCGGACCTCTCGCTCCCCGTGAGGAGACCACGATGAGAGCGAGAAGTCCTAGTGCAAGAGGCAGGAATTGAACCTGCAACCCGGGTGTGATACCCTGCTCTACCATTGAGCCTCTCTTGCATACCCCCGAAGGGGCATCGTGAATCTACGTCACATCCCGAACGGTGTCAACCTCCGACGGGGTAGAAGTCCGGGTTGCTGTACGTACGGTCCGCCTTGTCGCCTTTGCCTTCGCGCGAGGTCATGCGGATCTTGACGAACTTGCCCGTGTAGATCTTGCCGTCATCGTTCTTACGGAGCTTGCCCGCGAACTCGGCCATGCACGCCTTCTGCTCGGCGACGGAGAGGCCCTTGCGATCGATGTTCTCTGCCGCGAAGCAGAGCTTGAAGATCTCCTGAATCCCGACGGTGCCCTGGTCACCCGCCATGCCCTGATACCACGAGTGCTCGGCTCCGACCTTGGTCTCGGTGCTGTCCGTCTCGTGGACGACGAATTCGGCGATGAACGCCGGACCCTTCTTCCGTGTGTCTTTCTCGAACATCTTCTTGATCTCTACGATGTGCGTCCCGAGGGGGAGTGGCACGCCGCGTTCCGTGATCTTGACGTTCGCAATTGCTTCCGTTCCGAAAAGTTGCTCAGCGAGGCTTGACATTGTCTTTCAATTCCGGGAAGGCACGATACGGCGTTCCCTTTACGTGGTGCGTTATTGTTTCCGAGATCGAAGGGCAAGGCGGTAGTGCTCTGCCCCCGCGACAACCGACCGCAAGGAATGCGGACAGAAGAATGATGTGCTTCATCTATGCCAGATCTTACCCGGCTGGCTCTTGATGTCAAGCTCATTCGGCACAAGCACGTCGGCCAGATTGAGTTTCTGGGGCGCACCCATGAGATCCTCAGTCGCCCGGGCACCTTCGAGGGCGCGCTGGATGCCCTCCCAGTGCTCGAGACAGCCGACGAGCACGTCGACCGTGACCTGTTCGGACCGGTGATCAGATCGGTGCGTGCGGCCGATGAGCTGCTCCCACGGCTTCGGGCCGGGGTCGGGGGCGGTGATGAGGTTCCGATCCCAGGCCCGCTGGAGATCGAGGCCTTCGACGCACGCGCGGGACGAGGCGATGATGCACCCTGGCTTGGAGATCACGGCGTCATGGTAGGCCTGGAGATGCACGCCCTTCTCGTTCGTCGCGTCCTGTCCGAAGTAGGGCACCCCGGTCCTCCGGGAGAGCTCGTGACCGAAGAATCGATGGGACACCCAGACGATGCCGGGCCCTTCGGCCATCCACTTCTCGCACACCTTGAGCGCTGTGTCATCGTGCCAGACATCCTTCGGACGGATCTGGAACGTGTCCTTGATCTCATCCCAAAGTCGAAGTTCCTGTTGCCCTCCAATGCGGCCCGCGCGGACCGCGCTCTCGACCTCTCCGGGGGAGTCCAGGGTCCGGGAGTCCGAGAGGATCTCCCGAACGAAGCCGGCCCATACCGAGCGCGCGATCAGCCATTCCGGCGGTGCTCGAGGATCCCAGATGCCGTGAAAGCCGATGGCGAGCTGCCGTGCATACATCCAGATCTGGTTCATGTCGGAAAACGCCCAGCCATCTGGCGTCTTCTTGTCCTTCCGGAGCTTGGTCATGTGCTGCTCCACGATCGCGGAAGGCTGGTACATGATCGCCCGGACGTAGAGAGAGGCACCGACCTCCGTGGCCGTCGCGCCGACGACGCCAGGCGTCTCCAGGAGCCTGTCTCGGAATCCCTGTCGCACGTCCTCGAGGTCATCGCTGCCTCCGGACCACTTCGTCAGGGCGCCCGGATGCATGCGCTTGTATTCTGGGATGTCCCGGTCGAGCGCCGAGGCGAATTCCTCTGTTTCCTGCCAGCCCTTCGGTACCGGAGCGCCCTCGCCGAGCGCCCAGCGGCAGGTCTTCGTCAGGTCCTTGATCGAGCGCACGAGGAACGTCCCCGACGCAGCGGCAAACTTGGTGTCCGGGTAGGCATCGAGGTACCGGCCGACACGCCGCGTGACCGCGGCCTTCGGGTTCTTCAGCCGATGTGCCTCGTCGCAGAAGATGCCGTCCGGGCGTAGCCCTTCGAGAAGCCCCTTGCCCGATTCCGTTCCGAGGCGATCGTAGGACCACATCGTGATGTTCTGCGCGATGCGCCAATGCGTCGTGAGGTCCTGCTGATTCTTCCGCACCTTCTCGATGAGCGAGGCGGGCATGAGCAGCAGGGGACGTTTGAGTTCGAGCACGTACGGCGCCAAGAGGAAGATCAGAGTCTTCCCTCCGCCCACGGGGATAGGCGCGAACAGGCCGCCATTCTCCGCGAGCTCGATGAGCGCCTGGGCCTGGATGGGCCGGAGCTTCCAGGTGCCGTAGCGTGTCTTGAGGACGTCCGTGAGCTCGGCAGTGATCTCTTCCCAGTTCCGGTCCTTGCGCCGGGGGAGGGCATCAATGCGGAGGAACTCCGGGGTGCGGGCGATCGCCCTCATCCTAGGCCTAGCTTGATGCCAACCCAGAACCAGAACTTGAAGCACGCTAGAAGGAAAAGGATGCCTGCCGGCGCGCCGACGGTAAAGATGCCGACGAGGACGATCGTCCCTCGTGCCACGTCGTTGCTCCAGAGACGGGAGAGGATCGAGGTCCTTGCTGGAATCTCCGGAGGCGCTTCCTCCGGAGGAGGAACGGCGCATGTCCGGTAGGCCATGTCACGGACTCCCATCGCGCCGCACCTTCCCGACGCTGTCCTCGGCATGCAGTCGCAGAGCCTTCCGAAGCGCCTTGACTTCAAGGAGGGAAAGGATAATCGCGGCCGTATTCCGTCCTTCCTCTACGCGCATTACGAGGCCGGCCCCGCCGAAGCAAGTGGTGATCTGAACCCTATCATGCATATCTGCCGAGGACTCGATGATCGTGGCTTTCATCCTGCCCTCCGAAGCCGCACGAAGCGGAGAATGTGGTTGGCGACCTGTCGTGCCGTAGCGTTTCCCGGGGGGCTAGAGGGATAGCCCGCTATCCGATAAGCGGGCATGAACAGGTAACGAGCTTCCTTCTCCGTGAGCCCGAAGAGACGCGCAGAAACAGTGTGGAAAGAACAGTTTTTCCCGTCGAGTTGGAATAAAGTCTGATTCCTGTCTACGGACAATTCGACCCCCAACGCACGGAATTCCGGAAGCGCCGCCGCCCATCCCAGGGCACACGCGGACGTGCCGCACGAGAGATCTGGCTTGAACCTTGCCTGTATGTTCGACAGGAAGTCGGAAAAGTCGAACACGGGATCCGTGCGGAGGAAGCGCGCCAGACGTACGAGGCGATTGTTGTAGATGGCTTGCGAGGTCATGCCCGCACCACCTTTCCGAAGAGCACTTCGAGTTTGGACAGGCACACGGCACCCTCGGGAGTATTCGTGTCGATGAAGAGTTCGGGCACGGTGTCCAGGCCGCCCTTGGCGAGTTCCGCCACCAGCGTCGAGAACAGCCCGGCACCTTCATAGGCGATCTGCCGGTAGTCCTGCACGCCCTTGAGCGCGCCGAGTTGCTTGTTCGCCTCCACGTAGAGGACCGTGGCCGAGACCACGTCCCAGGACGGACGGCAGTTGACGTAGAGGGTCTTCTCGGCCTCGACGGACGGCCCGGGGGAATCCGGGCTCTCTAGAAGGGTCTTGAACGTCTCGGACTCCAGGATGACCAGACCTTCCTTCATCAGGAGCTCCTTCGCCTCAGCGACCTTCTTCGCGTGGACTTCGGCGCTGGGCGTGCGCGCTTTCTTCGCGGGCTGCTGGTCAGGGAACGTGCCTTGCCCGGTCACGGGGGCGAAACCCTTCTCGACCGCAGCGACGACCTGCTCTGGAGTGACCGTGGCGGGCACGGAGACGACAGGCTTCTCGGGGCAATTGATCGGGTCGGCCTTTCGCGGAGGCGCGTTCGTCTCGTCGTACTTCACGGTCGTGACTTGGCCCGCGGGAGAAGTGTGGATGACGGGCGATGTGGCTGCGGGCGATACGATGGTCTGGATAGGAGGTAGCGCCGGGGCGCTAATGGGTGTCACGGGGGAGGTAAGAGTCTCCGTGAATGCATTGGAGATTTGCGCTTGGCGTGCTTTTATCTGTTCGATGACGGATGACATGTCGGTATTGACCTCGGGACCTGCGAAAAAGGAGCGCCGGAGTTGGTCCGGGCCCAGGTTACATCGACTCTGGAATGGGCATCCTCCGTACGCGCGGCACATGTCCGGGCTCGGTGTCAGCGTCAACGGGTCGACCCCAGCATGATGCACCCTCTCGACCTTCCGCGCAAGGGTCACGAGCTTATTAAATTCCTTTCGTGCTCCAACGCGCGTGACCGTCTGCTTCACGGGCATGGCCGTGTACCGAGTCTTATGCAAGTACAGCCACATGAGATTCATCTCGGGCGCTTCGTACTCGTGCATCGTCGCCACGGCATAGATGACGCCCTGGGGATCTGTTAGCAGATCCTCCTTCGTCTTCGCGTACCGGAAGTCGCTCGTCGTCTTGTAGTCCACGTACGTCAATGGCCCCCAAGGACTCGGCGGCACCGTGAGGTCTCGGTAGCCGTGGAACATGAGAGGCCGGCCTGGGTTGCCGGGATCGTAGTTCACTCCGAGCGAGAACGCCGCCTCGGTCTTCCCCGTGCCCGGCGGCGGGAGATGCTCAAGGGCCGCATCCGCAATGTATCCGGTGATGCCCTTGGGGTCGAGCGGCGTCGGCTCGTACGACCAATGCACGCCCGTATTGTGCCAGGCCTCGAGCTTGGCATGCGTCTCGGTTCCAATCTGCGCACTTGGGGGGGCTGGCCCCCGGATCTTCAGAATGTACTGGAATCCCCACTTACGCTCGCATTCGTTCCACGTCGTAAGCTGGCTCGGCGATACCTTGTAATGCACTTCGGATTCGAGATCGGTCATGCCCCTCGCTACCACGAACCTCTCGATGAAGCAAGCGCCTTGACCGCTTCATTGCGCCGTGGCACGGTATCGTGGGCATATTGCCCGCTAGGAGACTTATGCCTGTATTGTACCCGTTGTCCTTCACCCCTGGCGTCAACGCCAAAAGTTCCGTCGTGCGCGGATGCGTCCAGATCGATTGGGACGAGTTCGTCACGATGCCCCCCGAGGCCGATGGCAAGCCAAAGGAGGCCTACGACTTCATCTTTCCCTCTCGGTTCGAGCCCGCCGTCCGAAACGAAGCCAACTGCCGCGAGCTATGGGCTGCTCGGTTCGACGTCGACAAGGAGACGGTGGAGGAGGGCGCGCTCCGTTCCGTCCTGTCCGAGTTCCAAGCCGTCGCCTGGACGTCCTTCTCGAGCACGCCGGAGGCGCCGCGATGGTGCGTCTGGATCGTGCTCGAGCGCGTGCCGACCAAAGAGGAGTATGCGGCCACCGTCCGAGACCTCTGCTCTCGCATTCCGGGCGCTTCGACGGGGCAGACCGACATGTCCCGCGCGCGCATCGTCCCCGTGGCCCGTCCGGGCTTCCGCCGGTTCGTGACGGAGGGCAGACCCCTCAAGGTTCTCGATGCTCCCGCGGCCGCGCCCTGGATCGAAAAGGCCAAGGCCGATCCTCTCTGGGACCGCGTCGGCCAGCCGGACGTCCCCGCGGCGCGGGCGATCATGAAGGCTCAGGGCTTCCCGAAGGAGGACACCTACGAGCTCCGTCGCCTCCTGGCCAGGACGATCAACTCCGCCGGCTTCTCCCCCTGGGAGGCCCTGTCCTTCACGTCCGAGGACGGCGGCGTCGAGGAGAAGTGGGTCGCGCCCATGCTTCGATCTGCGGTGTCCGGCGGGGTTGCGCTGAACCGGCATTGGCCGGCGGCGACGATCTTCCTGGCCGCCCTCGGCATCGTTCCCTTCGGTTCCGTCGAGGCGGAATTGCTCAAGCCCAAGCCGGCTGCGATCGAGGTGCCGGACACCCCGGCGAATCTGCCACCCCTGCGCGTCAAGGATCCGAAGCATGAATACTCGTACCATCCGACGTTCATCGCCGCGACCGATCTCCGCAAGACGAATCACACGTCCGTGATGACTGCCCTGATCTCCCTCCCCGACTGGGAGGGCGTCCTGCGCTGGAACTCATTCTCGAACCGCGCAGAGGCAATCGATCCTCCCCTTGCCCTCGATGCGGAGAAAGGCATGGGTATCAGCAAAAACGATCTCACCCTCATGCGCTCCTGGTTCGCTTGGAAGCTCGGGGTCTCCGTCAAGGAGGACGACATGCGTGCCGCCGCGCAGGCTGCTGCCAAGGCCCAATCGTACCATCCGGTCCACGACTACTTCGCTGCCTTGCCCGTGCTGTCCCGAGAGCAATCGGAGACCGTCCTCGGGGGCCTCGCTGGACGCCTCTTCGGCGCGGTCGATCAGCTCGAGGAGGTCTTCCTTCGCAAGTTCCTGATCCAGGCCGTCATGCGCATCCTGGAACCCGGGTGCAAGGCCGATAGCGCCCTCACGCTCTATGAGGCCGATGGGGGAATGAAGAAGACGATGTTCGTCCGTGTGCTTTTCTCCTCGGCATGGTCCGCGCCCTACGGCAAGACGACGATAGGCGACATCGAATCGGCACGGAAGCTCGTCGGTAAATGGTGCCTCGAGGTCGCGGAGATGGCGGCCATGCGGAATGCGCAGGTCGAAGACGTCAAGGCCTTCATGACGACGGAAGCAGATTGGCTGCGCGACATGCATGACGCCACGTATTACGACAGGAAGCGCGAATGTGTGCTGATCTGCACTACGAACGACAAGAACATCTTCCACGATGACGCACATGAGCGACGATTCTGGGTCATTGAGGTCCGCAAGATGATCGATGTCGAATATTTGGCGAAGCACCGAGACCTCATCTGGGCGGCTGCGTTGTCGTTGGCGCTCTCGGGGGAGCAGTATTGGCTCACGGAGCAGGAGAAGGGCATCGCCAAGGTCGGACTCAAAGAATTCCGCGACCTCGATGCATGGTCCGAATCGATTGCCGTGTACTGCCAGGGCAAAGATACAGTGAAGGTGTCTGCCGTCTGGGCGTACCTTTCGAAGGCAGAGGAAGGATCCCTAGACAAGGTCAAAGAGATGCGCATAACCTCCGTGCTGAAGCGCCTAGGAGCAAAGAAGGGCACCAATGGGATCTATCGGTACTGGATCGTCCCTGAGTTTCTGGCTAAGGCCAAGCCAGCGGACACGCCCAACGCCCTAGCAGCCAAGCTCAAGCAGAACTAACCGACCGAAAAGCCCCGCGAACCGGGGCTTTTTGCTGTCCACCCCCTACGACCCCAAGGGGGGTAGTAAAGAAGCTAACTCCCCGACACCATTCCCTTATTACTACCTTACTACCTTTTATATATATATAGGTATACAGTATAGCCCTAGGGGGAGGGGTAGGAGGGCGGGGGGTACCCCTGGCTGAATAGCCCATAAGGGGGAAGGGAGGTAGTCAGCCGTAAATTGGGAATTCCTCAATGATATCAACCCCCATCTCAAAAGAGGTGGTCGTAACGGGATGGGGGCTAGACCCCCCAATCACCTCCCAGTCCGATCGGTCTGACATTCCCTCTGTAACTTTACTGCGAGCAGTGTAACGCAAAGGTCCTATGGCACGGGCCTTGCATGAGCCCCTACCGATCGGACTAATTGTCCAAGGTCCTAGCTAAGGAATTTAAGCCGATCGGTAGGGACTGAAACTGTTACGGTTGCAGTCGTCGGATGCTTCATTTGCGTCATGCAGTGGAGGATAGATGTAGTGGGGGGGATGGCCCCCAACCTGTCGCGTACGCCATCCGGAGGCATCCGCGTCCCCGCGAACCTCACGCGAACCGGAGTGTTCGTATACAAGAACGCAGATGGGACTACATCCAGGGAGCTCAGGCACCCGGAGCAGGTCTTCGCCGCGGACTCATTGGCCAGCCTGGCCGATGCCCCTGTCACCGTCGGACACCCCGGCGTGGTGACGGCAGAGAGCTGGAAGGCCGACTCCGTGGGCCATGTCCGTGACGTGCAGCAGGATGGGCGCTTCGTTGCCAGTCAGTTGATCGTTCAGGACTCGAAGGCCGTCTCCAGGGTCATGAGCAAGACGGACGACAGGCTCACGGAGATCAGCTGCGGGTACCAATGCACGGTCATCCCGGAGCAAGGCGTCTTCGAAGGAGAGCGCTACGATTCCCGCCAGACGGCAATCAGGTACAATCACGTCGCCCTCGGCCCGAAGGATTGGGGTCGTGCGGGCAATGACGTGAAGATCAAGCTTGACTCTGGTGAAGAGGTATGTATTGGCACCTGCTTCATTCCAGCCATGACGCTCGACGAGGCGCTGGCACTCATCAAAGTCCAGCAAGACAATCTCGCGTCGCTGAAGAGCGATAGCGACAAGACTGCGGCCGAGCGCGACACGCTCAAGGTCGAGAACGACAAGCTTCGCGCCACCACGGACGCCCTCAAAGCCGATTCATCGGAAGAGAAGTTCGCCTCGCGCGTCGATGCTCGTGTTGCCCTCCTCGAGGGCGTTCGCCAGGTGCTCGGAGAGGTCGATAAGACCAAGTCCGATGCCGAACTCACGATGGTCGTGCTGACCAAGCACGACTCGAAGTTTGACCCGAAGGGCAAGTCGCAGGACTACCTTCGCGCGCGCTTCGATGCCGTCATCGAGCAGTATGCCAAGGGCCAGTCGAGTCTCGCGCGCGTCGCTGAGAACTTCGGCAACGCCTTCGCGCAGGATGCCTCGGGCGCCAATGAGTCCCTCACGGAGAAGGCGACCCGCGAGTTCAAAGAGAAGCAAGCGAATGCTTGGAAGGTGAGCAAGTAACATGCCCCAGACTACGTACCTGACCGACCGCGCTATCGCCGTCGCAGGACAACTCGCCGATGGCGGGAACGACATTCACATCGCCACGTGGCCTGCATCGGAAGTGATTCCGTTCGGTCTCGCGGTGGAAGTGGTCTCGGGCAAGGTCCGCCTTCCCCAGAGCACGGGTCAAGAGATCGCGACCTTCGGCGGCGTTGCGATGTACAAGGACATGGCCGTCCCGGGCGGATACGCCATCGGCGACATGGTCCCCGTCCTTCGTAAGGGCCGCATCTGGGGCGTCGGTTCCAGCACCCTCACGGGCGCGACCGAGCTCGAAGACGCCAAGGTCTCCCACTCGTCCACGGTCGCTACTGACCGCGGCAAGTTCACGGACGCAGCTTCGGCGGCGACGGCCGGCTCTGAGATCAGCGGCGTGGTTGCCAAGTTCCGCGGCTCGAAATCCACCACCGCCCTCGTCCTCGTTGAACTCAACCTCCCGTCGGGAGGGGTGCAATAATGAACCTCCGATTTGATGCCTTCTGCGCGGCGACCCGCACGGTCGCCGCCGGCCTCGGCGTCCACTTGGACGCGAACGAAACCCTGACCTTCACCCGTCAGCTCGAGTACATCTTCACGCAGTCGTTCCAGATCGAGTACCCGGCACTGAAGGGTCGCAGTGTTGCGCCCATCAACTACCAGGTGCCGACTGGCGCGCAGAGCCACACGTACCGCCAGTACGACCAGTTCGGCGAAGCGGACTACATCGTCGACTACAGCGACGAGTTTCCGAACGGCGAGCTGATCGGCAAAGAGTACACCGCGGGCATCGTCCCCATCGGTGCGAGCTACATCTACTCGATCCAGGACCTCCGTGCAGCGCAGCTCGCAGGCTTCAACCTGACCTCGGAAAAGGCCAACCTGGCCCGGAACATGGTCGAGACCAAGCTCGACAAGCTCATCGCTTTCGGCGATGCGAACGTCAAGATCGACGGCTTCCTCAAGGACAGCGCCGGCGCCGCAGTGGGCACCGCCGTTACCTCGACGGGCACGTGGACCTCGGCGAACGTCGATGCGGACCATCTCACGGTCATCACGGACATCCAGAACCTCATCAAGTCGGTGTGGGTCAATACGATTCAGATCCGCTCAGTGAACAAGGTCCTCTTCTCCACCAAAGTGTGGGCCAAGCTGGCCTTCAGCAAGCTCAATCAGTACTCCGATGAGACCTTGCTCTCGTACCTCCAACGCACGAACCCCGGCGTCACCTTCGAGCCCTGGTTCCGCCTCGACGCGCAGGTCGACTCGACGCACGACAAGGCAGTTGCCTACTCGAACGCGCCGGACGTCCTCAGCACGATCATCTCGCAAGAGTTCGAACAGTTCGCTCCGCAGCAACGTAACCTCGCCTTCGTGGTCCCCGTTCACCTCCGCTGCGGCGGCGTGACCGTTCGATACCCGAAAGCCATCTCGTACATGAGCATTCTGAACAGTTCCCTGTAAACTCCGGGCAATAGTGCTCGGCCGGCCCCGCGACTGAAAGGTCCGGGGCCTTTTTCTTTTCTGGAGGAATCATGTGCTATGCCTGTAGAGCAGCAGCGACTCCGAGCCCCGTGGATTCGGCTTTCGTCGTCGGGGTAGCCGCGGCACTCGTGCATGCCACGGGCAAGGGACCTCTGCCATTGTGTGAGGCGCACGGACGGGCGTTGGCGCTCGCCATCAAGATCCTCATCACGGACGAGGGGCCGGCGGTGAACGTCCCCAAGGTAGCGCAAGGTCCCACCAATTGAGTGGTCTGCTTCATTCGCGCTAATGGCTGGGACCTACAATCTGACGATTCATCCGGGAGAAAGTGTCGATCTGTCTCTCGTCTGGTCGATAGGTAGCGTGCCCGTCAATCTCACTGGTTACACCGCGTCCGCGTGCGCGCGTAAGGGCGCCGGCCCGGACTTCGATTCGCTCTTCCGCTGGGACAGCCCGGCGAGAATCTCCCTGGACAGCAGCGGGAACATCAAGCTCTCCGTGCCAGGCTCCGAGACGTTGCCCCTTTGGTGGCATGCACCGGTGTTTGACGACAAGGGCGGGGGCGGGCGCAATCGACACATGGGAGGATGGTGGGACCTGTATCTCACGTCCCCAACGAATGTCACGAAACTCCTTCTTCAAGGGCGGGTGTTCTTCGTTCCTTCGGTGTACTAATGGCGGATAGTGTAATAGAAGTAGACTCTCCCGCGTACACGATCGATATCCTCGCCCAGACGAGCTCGGTGCTAATCGACGGGGCCGCCATCGTTGTCTCTCCTACCGAGCAGCCCGTCACGGTATCCGTCGGCGGCACGTCCGAGCTCATCGCCTTGACGGCCGTCGGGCCTCAGGGTGCGCCGGGGTTCGGGTCCGCCGCGGCCTCTCAGATCTTCTCTTCGCCTGCGAGCGATTGGGTGTTCACGCATAACCTCGGGTATCTGCCCGCCATCACGGTCCTCATCGGGGGCACCGTCGTCCTTGCCGAAGTCATCGCCCTCACCTCGACGACGGCTACTATCCACTTCAACACCCCCCAATCGGGCACGGCGGTCGCATCATGAGTTTCAAGAGCTACGTAAATATCGACCTACAAGGGAATAAAGTCACGGGCCTCGCGGACGGCACGAACCCGACCGACGCTACGACTAAGCAGCAGCTCGACGCCGCGCTGATCGGGTTGTCCTGGAAGGATGCGGTCAATGCTGCCAGCACGGGGAACATCAATCTCGCGGCGCCCGGCGCGTCCTTGGATGGGTACGCGTTCCAGTCCGGGGATACGTTCCTCGCGAAGGACCAAACGACCGATAGCGAAAAAGGGCCATATAACTGGAACGGCCCCTCGACTCCTGCGACCCGGACATTGAGTGGTTCGACGTTCGTCGCCCTCCAGGGCGCGGCCATGAAGGTCATCAATGGCACGGTCAATGGTGGCCTGAACTATACGAACTCGGTGCAGCTCACATCATTCACGGGACAGCTCTGGGTCCTTGGCCCGAGCTCCTTCTCTGCGGGCAACGGACTCGTGTCCACGGGCAGCGCGGTCAATGTCGTGACGGGAGACACGTCGCTCGTCGTCAATGCGGACGAGATGCATGTCGGACTCAACGCCGCCGGCGGACTCCAGACGGCATCCGGACTCGGGGTCAAGCTCAACGGTACGACCCTTACGGTCGGCGCCTCGGGCCTCAGTGTCACGACCCCCGTCGACAGCACGGTCGCGCGCGTGGCCACGACGGCCGGCACCGGAACGGGCACGACGTTTACCTTCACGCATAACCTCGGCAAGCTGTTCCCGATTCCTTGCTGTCAGCTCATCAGCACGCATGAGGTCATTGGCGTGGACGCCGCCGGCGACGGCACGGGGAATGCCACGGTCTTTACGTTCGCCTCGAGCCAGACACTGAGCAACTATCAATTCACCGTGGTGGGCTAATGCCCCGGCAGCAAGGCGCGCAAGGCCGCCCCATCGGCGCCTACGCCGCGGCCGCAACGGCGATCGGTACGACCATCACGGCGGTCGCGGGGCTTTCCCTGGCCATCCCGACGGCGGGCATCTGGCGCCTCGAGGGAAGGATCTCCCTCGTCGTGGTCGGCGCGCCGACTGCATTCACCCTCACTCTTTCGCCCACGTCCGCGCCCGCGATTACTTCGATGCGCGTGCTCTGCAAACGGCTGGACGCGACGACGGCCTGGACCGATTCCTTCCTGACGGCATTCAACGCCGCCTCCGTCTCGAGCGCGCTCACCGCCCAGACGTACTGGTTCATGCTCGACGGCGCGATGACCTCGACGGCGGCCGGCACGTACTCGGTAAGTATGACCCGAACAGGGGGGACTTCGGCTACGACCGCCATCGGTGACTTCATCCTTGCAACGCGGATCGACTGATGAGCAAGCTCTATGTCAACTTGAACATGCAGGGCACGGGAGTGAACAATGCCGCCGATGCCGTTTACCCCGGGGACCTTGTCACGAAGCGGCAGCTGGACCTGCTGCCCTCAGCGGTCTCATCTATCCTCTCGAGCAACCAGGCGACGTCCGCGGGCGCTCTCGTAACGATCACGGGGCATACCTTCACATTGCTCCCGCTGCAGGCATGTTCCGTGAGCGGTACGCTGATCTGCAATGTGTCGAGTACGCTGCAGGGGTATATCTACGGTCTCACTGTTTCTTCTCCCTCGGGGGCGAACGGCAACGTGCAAGGCAGTGTCCAGCTCATGGTCGAGTCGAGCTCGAACTTCGGAGGAGGGGCTTTCGACGTCGCAGCTAATTCTGCTCAGAGTGTAACGCAGGGTTCCACGCTCTCCTTGTCGGGCACCAACATTGGCACGCTCTATGCCACAATCAAGAATCTCAGCTCAACGACTTCGGCCACAGTCTCGATTCAGATGCAGAGCAAAGGGGCCAGCACGCTTACGGCTCTCATCGGCACCGGATTCTCCTCGCTGCTGTTTCCCGCTTCATGAGGGGCATGCCCCTCGAACCCGGCGATTACTCCTCCGCCATCAGCAAGAACATCAAGACCGAACGTAAGGCCGGAAAGTCCGAAGAACAAGCGGTCGCCATCGCGGAAGCTGAAGCGGAGAAGGCCAAGAAAAAGTAGGCCCCTGCTTCATTCGGACAATGGTGACCGTCGCCACTGTCCGCCTCATGCACCCCGAATTCAAGGGCGCCGCGGACGCGTTTATCCAGGCCTTCCTTGATGAGGCCGCCTCGGAGCTCGACGCAGAGATCTTCGGGGACAAGTATGACGCGGCGACCCGCTGGCTCGCGCTGCACAAGATGGCTCTGAGCCCGATGGGGATGAGCGCGAAGCTCGTCGATTCCAAGGGCAATTCGACCTACAATATCCACTACGAGAGCATTGCTCGGACGGTGTCCTCGGGGTTCCGTGTGGCATGGCCAACGTAAAGGATGCCGATCACGGCTACCGAGATCTCCTGAAGCGGATGAAAGAGGCGAATGCTAAGCTCTTCGTCGGCATCACGGAGAAGGCGGGCAGCGTCGGAGCGAAGGGTTCCGAAGGGTTGACGGTCGCGGACATCGCCACGTTCAACGAGTTCGGTACAGATCGAACTCCAGAGCGTTCCTTCCTCCGTGGCTGGTTCGATGAGAACGAGGCGAAGAGCAAGGTCATGGCCTCGCGCATGATGCAATCCGTGGTGGCCGGCAAACGCACGACGCGGCAGGCGCTGGAAGTTCTGGGGCTCGCCTTCGTAGGAGGAATTCAGCAACGGATCTCCAAGCGCATCGACCCCGAGAATGCGGCATCCACGATCGCCAAGAAGGGGTCCGACGTGCCTCTCATCGACACCGGCCAGCTCCGTTCGGCCATCACCTACGTTGTGATCCAGGACGGCGCCGTCGTCGCAGAGGGCAAGAGCGGTGAGTGATTCATTCGACTATGAAGCGCTGCGCGCGGTATGGGTCGCGGCCTCGGGTTTGCCGATAGAGCAGGTGCGCTATTCGTCCGAGGGGCAACCCTTCATGGGGTCTCTCGACTCCAATGGGAATCTCGTAGGACATCTCCTGCTGACGGTGACCACGGACGTGAACGTCGGCAAGGACGATTACCCGACCGAGTTCGATGTCGACAACGAGGCCATGTACACAACGCAGGTCTCCCGCGGGTTCGTCACGATCACCGGTCGACTCACGGAGTACGGCCTCACGCACGCGCTCTCGCGCATGCGATACATCCGCCGGCGCTTCGGGGGCATCGAGATTCCGGGCATGCTACAGGCGCTGAACATGAGCATCAAAGATCTGCCGCAGCTCATTTACAGCGAGACGCCGATCGACGACAAGACGCACGAGACGGTCGTCTTTGACGCGCAATTCAACTGGTGCATGAGCAACGACATCACCGCCGAACTCGGAAACGCGAACGGCACGGACGCTTGGATCGAGAAGGTCAAGCCCATCATCGGGACGGTAGGGGTATAATGTCGATCCAAGACAGCGTAGAAGTCATCATCAATGGCACCCTGGGGAGCCAAAGCGGAGGGGGCGGCGGGGGCGGCGGAGGGGGTGTCGTTCCGAACTTCCAGCCCATGCAGATCGGCGCCACGCCTACCGCGGGGCAACAGGCCTCCCTGATTGGCTTCGGCCCGAACATGCTGATCACGATGACCGGCGCCGGCACGGGCAAGCCGAATCAGTATTACACGAACATCAACGGCTACAACCCCGACCAGTACAACTTTTTCAATGTACCCTTCTTCGGTGACGTGGAGTTCGTGTGCCGCTTTTCGACAGGCGCTCTGACCGCGCGCCAGCAAGTAGGCCTCGCGATCCGAGAAGGCTTCGGCGTGAGCGATCGGGATGTGGCGGTATTCTATTCGCCCGCGGCGAACAACGCGAGCGCCCCCGGGGACAGCACTCCCCGCTCCGTCGTGCATCAATCCACGCGCCTCACGACCAGCACCGATCCTCTCGTGAATACCCCGACGCGCGTCTGCCCTCACATCCCCAACCCCGACCTCGCAGGGTTCATCTGGTTCAAGCTGCAACGAATCGGCGGGGACATCGGCGCCTATTGGGCCCGAGACGGAATCAATTGGATGGCGCTCGGCCTGTTCGGCGTGCCGGAATTCGTGAGCGGTTCGATCTATCGCATCGGTCTTTTCGTCGCGAGTAACTCCCAATCCGTGGCCGCCTCCACGACCGTCGACAACATCTACATCGGACCGCTGCGGCTCGAGTTCGAATCCTCGTGGGTCGGCAACACGTACTCCCGCGCGTCCTCCGGCACGAGTCGAAACCTCACGGATAGTTGGGTGTCGTTGAATGCACAATGCATGTACGTCCACCCCGTGTCGGGGGTCAGCTACGTCGGCGCGCAAACGGACGAAGCCGGCCAGAGTTGCAAGGCCTACAAGGCGGACGGCACGATCTTCCGTGGCTTGAACGATGGCACGCTGATCACCAACGGCAACCACACCAAAGAGGGCGGCATCACCGGGGACGGAACGAACGTCTACATCTACTCCGAGGAAAAGAATCTCTCCAGCGTGGTAGGCAAGTACGTCCGTGCGCTCGTCGCAAGCACTGGCTCGTGGACGTACGACTTCACGTTCACCAACACGTTCGGCGCCGGCGGGTGCACTGGGCTTGCATGCTCCTCCCCCGCGACCCACGAGCTCTACGCGTCGGACCTAACCGGCAACCGCATCCTGGTGTTCGATACCGTGACGCATGCCGAGCTCCCGGGCCGCGCGTTCTCGTTCACGCAGGGGCGTCCAGGGCCGATTGCGGTGGACTCTCGAGGAGATCTCTGGATCATTCAAGAGGGCGTCACGAGCCCCATGTTGCATCAGTACGCCACAACGCTGACCACGAGCATTCGCTGCTATACCAAGGCGGGCGTCGATACGGGCAAGGTCATCACGAGCACCGCGGTCCCGTTCCCGACGCACGTGCATATCTCCCCCATCGCCGACGAGCTTTGGGTATGCGACGGCGCGGTCGACTCCAACATCAAGATCTTCACTGGGCTGGCTACCACACCGGTCCTCAATCGCACGTTCGGACAGACGGGCGGCATCTGGTCGGGCAGTAATCCCGGCCTTGTCTATGACCCTGCCGCGGGCTTTCATCGAAGGTTCTACGGCCTGACGTCCGTGGGGCTGGACAACGCGGGTAACGTCTACGTCGCATGCGACGGCAGCGGCACTGACCTGCGCAAGTTCAACACCTCCGGCTTTTTGACATGGCAATTGAACGCGGACAATGACGCGTTTGCCGTGGGCGACATCGACCCGACCGCGCTCGATTACATGGGCCGGATGAAGCACTACACGTTGGATCTATCCAAGACCGCCCCGGGCAGTGAGTGGGCGTACAAGGGGTACACCCACAACCCGTTCCGGGCCAATACAGATCCTCGCACACCGACGGCCGGCGCCACGCTGATTCGCACCCTGGGGGGCACGCGATTCATGTACTTCAATGACGAAGGCAACTTCCGCATCGTCATCTACCGATTCGTAGGAGAGACCGCGATTCCGTGCGGCTCGGTGAAGACCGTGTCCGGAAGTCCTGGGACCACGACGCTTTGGCTGGACACGAACGGGGATGGCATCGATACGGGCGGCGAAGAGACCACACACGCTTCTCCGTTCAATTCCTCGGGCGGCCTCTCGATCATGTTCTTCGATGTCGACGAGCTGGGAGATATCTGGTGGAATCTCGGCCCGGGCATCATGCATCTCGCCTATCAAGGCGTGGGCGGCGCAGGACAAGCTCTCTACTCCCTGAGCGGCGCGGGCTACGAGGAGATTGCATGGCCCACTCCGTTCACGTTCATCGGCTCCGCGATTGCACGAGGCATTCGCTACGATCAACCGAACGATGCGATGTACCTATGCGGAAACACGCAGACGATCACGGCGCCCAATGGGTTTTCGCAATTCCCTAACGCGGGCATTGTCGTGGCACGGTACGACAACTGGTCAACGACGAAGCTCACGAATCCGACGCCGCGGTACATGACGGAGTTGCCCCAGACAACGCCGTCGATCCAGACCGACGATAACATGGTCGTCCAGCGTCCCTACGTGAATTCGGGGAGTCCGATCTACCCTTTCTGCAAGGCCTTCGCAGCCGGGGAGGATTACTTCATGGCCGTCGAGGAGTTCGCGAAGATTCGCGTCTTCGATGCTAAGACCGGCAACCACGTCTACTCGATCAATCCCGGACCTGAAGTGAATGCATCGATGGCGTTCGTAGACCCCATCGTGTTCCGCATCCGAAAGAACGGAAGCGAATATCTCATTCTGTCAGAGGCCAGCGGGTACCAGGCAAAGCAGCCGCTTTACCGCTGGACCCCCCAGCGACTGAACTTGCTCAACGCCTCTCCCGGAACGCCCACCAACATGCTCGCCGTGGGCGACAACGGAGGGATTCGGGTCACGTGGCAGGGCGCCTACGGATTCATCGATTCATTCAATGTATACCGCACCATCGCGGGAGTCGAGACGTTGGTCGCCAACGTGAACGCACCGCTCTACATCGACACATCCACAACGCCAGGGGTGTCCGTATCCTATCGCGTGCGCGCGCTATGGGGCACCGCGCTCGGCAACTTCAGCGGCTCGGCAACGGGCACCGCGCTCGCCGCAACGGCAACGTTCGTCTCGAGGGACAACACGCACCAGGGTTCGTGGCACGGCATCTACGGAGCGATCGGCAACTACATCATCGGCGACACGAATAACCTTGGCTCGAACATCGACTTCTCGACCATCGTCGGCACGGTGCAAGGCGTCATCGCCTCTCCGAGTTCGAACCCCATCGCGCTCGAGAACCCGGGCAATACCACGAGGGAGCTCAATCAGCTCTACAACTTCACGTTCACCCCGTCGTTCTCGTTCCTTCCCCCCGAGATCGAGATCAAGATCAAGGACGGTTCGACGAAACAGCTTGCCATGTACTTCGTGTGCAACGGCAATAGCACCGTCTCCCAGACGGTCGAGATCCGGGATGCCGTGACCAACATCATCAAGGATACGCGCACGCTGGCGGCCCCCTACGATCAGGGTTCGTGGATGGTGTACAACGTGTCCGGGCACCTGAAGATCCGCTGCGTGAACATCGGCGGCAACATCGCCAACTTCAACGGATTCTTTATCGCCTGATCTATCGGGGCTGGACATTTTATACCGTAGGGTGCCACGTGAAATGTAGCGCTCACTCCAGTGTCAAGCCACCTCTTCATTACTAGGCGACCGTTGACGTAGACGAAGACCTCATTGCCCACGGTTACGGAGAATGTGGCGTTCACTTCACGCCCCTATTCACCGCGAAACCCACGAGAATACGATCTGCGTCGCGCGCGCGGCCGCGCAGTCAAAGTAGGCGGCATCGTCCGTGACGATGGGGAGCTGCGCGCATGCGGGGCCCTTGCCGACCGAGTAGGCCACGACTTCATGGGACAACGCCTCGGCGCCGCGTCCCGGGAAAGGCTGCACCGCTACGCCGTCGGCGCACATGACGAGGTAATCGTGGCGAGCTGCGGCGGGCGCCGGCGCGGAGGCATCGGCCAGCGTGAACGTCACCTCGATGAACCCGTGATAGGCAAAGTCCGCACCTTCATCCGCGCACTTGACGGAGATTGTGTGTCCGTCGATGACGGCGTCCAAGGAGCGATCGTCCCCCGAGGGAATCGCCGTCGAGCCCCGGCCGGTCACGGTCACGCGCGCCGCGATCTCCTGCTGAGTCAGCTCAGGGTATTCATTCTGCGCCGACCAGACGGAAGATCCGTCCTCGTTGTAATGCACTCGGTTGCAGAGCGAACCGAACTCGTGGATAACCACGGGGGGCGCGGCGGCATCCGCCGGCGGCGGGGGGTCGTTCGTAAACACTTCGCCCGCACAACCCAGGACCAAAGAGGAAAGAAAAACAGACGAGGCAATGATGAGCGTTTTCATTCCCTGATCGTAACCCAGGGACGGGACCTGTCAAGTGATCGGCAGACGAAGTCCGCACGCACCGTTCGACCAGGCCAGCTTCACTGCATGGTTGGCCATCAGCCGCGCGCCGCCAGCGGAGAGAACGTTCCGGTTCGGATCCACGCCGCCGGTCGCCACGGGGAGGGAGAGGTCGCTCGGACGCCATGTCGCGCCATCGTCCGTGGAATAAAGCACGGTCATCCGCTCATTCGCCAGCCCGACCTCGCGCGCGACGAGCGCAACCCAGACAGCGCCGAGGCTTGAGATGTCGTAAATTTCCCAGTTGGGATAAGCGGGCTGGGCCTTCACGGTCCAGGTGAGTCCGTCGGGGCTCGTCCAGAAGTTCAGCTGATTCGCGCTGCCTCCCACGAAGAGCGCCCCGAACATCCAGAGCCCCTGCGTCGCATTGTAGTGCACGGCCTTGGGCACGAAGTTGGTCGTAATCGGCAGGGTCGTTCGGAGCGTGAACGTCGTCCCATCGTCCGTCGTCATGTAGTTCACACCCATGGCTGCGTTCTTCGGGATGAATACCGCGCGCGTGGGGGAGGCATCCGCGGACCAGTCGTGGATCGAATTGACCGTGCCGGGAATGCTGGCCGTCAGATCTGTCCAAGCGGCCGTGCCCGTGGACTTGATGAGATGGGAGCCGATGCCGGACTCGCGCCCCGCGGCCAGGAAGACGGAGCCACTCGCGAGCCAGACGACGTCCCGGTAGAAGACGGTGTGTCCGGAGATGCCCGCGGTCGTGTTCGAGAAGGTGCTCGGGCTCGAGGCAGGGAGCCAATAGGCCTTGTTGCTCGCCCCGTCGACGCCCACCACGAGGCCCGCGGGGTTCGACCCAACGACCGGCTTGTTCGTCGGGGTGCTCGACCAGGAAGTAGAGACCCAGACCTGCCCCCCGTCGTAGGAGATCCAAGGAAGGTCGCCGCCGCCGGTGCTCGCCGAGGCAATCCACCGGTGATTCACGGTGTCATAGGTCGGACCGAACACGTTGTTGAACGTCGGTTCCTGCGTCCAATTGATGACGTCGGCTTGCCCGAGCCCGTCGGCGAGTGTCCCGAAGTAGGTCTTCGCCGAGGTATCCGTGCCGAACGTGTCGAAGAAGAGCTTGTTGAAGTATTCCGCCGCGGCGCCGGACCCCGGCACGAAGCCTCCCGCGGGCGAGGCAAAGGCTACCTTGATCGGCTGGCCGGACCAGGGCGCGCCGCCGGCCGGATAGTTCGTGTTCGTGGCCCACGTCGGGACGGTATAAGACGCTGCGGAAGGCCTCGACATAGGGAGAATGAAGCAGCTGCTTCATTCGGGACATGCCGGCCGAGGTAGCAACAATCGTCACCGTGCTCGGTTCCGTGTTCGGAGCCGTGTGGTTTTTGAGCTGGAAGATGAGCTCCTTGACATCAAGTGACGGGAACATGAAGGCGGACATCGCCCAATTGACCGTCGATGTCGGAATGCTCAAGACGGACATGGCCTCCGTAAAAACCATCCTGCAGCCGGAACGGATATCCGCTACCCCCCACCCTCGTAAGAGACCTCGTCGATGAAACTTTCCCCCACGTTGTTCGTTACCGCTGTCCTCGGCCTCGTTGCCGCGCTGATCGTGGCGTTCCTTTTCCTGGGGACGAATGCGGGCATGGTTGCCGGTGTTGTCACGACTCTTCTCGCCGCGGTCATCAAGCTCGGCACTGGCGAAGATGCTCGCCTACCTTCCCCCGTGCCGGTCGAAGCGGCCAGCGCGAAACCCGATCTGAAGATCATTGCTGGAGGCCAGCCATGAAGTTTGCCGTCCTTTGCCTCGCCCTCTGCGCGTGCGGCTCCTCGTTTACCCCGCAAGATGCGGTCGATGTGAGCACCCGCGTCAAGGTGCTGGACACCTGCGAAGACCAGGCGCGCGA